GCCGTCTCGAACCGTATGTCGAGCGAGATTCTGGAGGACAGCGTCCTTAATCTTGCCGATTATATCACAGGCGAGGTGGCTCGTAGTCTTGCCGAACTCATCGATACCGTGGGCTTCGTGGGTACGGGCTCGGGATCGCACGGCGGAATTATCGGTGCCTGCACGAAGATCGTCGACGGTAGCCACGAGGCTTCGGTTGTGACCGCCGCCTCCGGCAACACTGGCGCTCAGACGCTCGACATCGACGACCTGATTGCCACGGCTGGCCGGTTGCCTCTGTTTGCCCGCGCCAATGCTCGATGGTTCTGCTCGCCGGCCGTGTTTGCGGCCAGCGTTCAGCGTCTGGGCCTCGTGAACAACGTGGGTCTCGCCGGCGGGAACACTGCCGCGAACCTCGCTGCTCAGGCCGAAATGCGACTGCTCGGATATCCAGTCGAGTTCGTCCATGTAATGCCTAGCAGCATCGGCGCCGACCCCGGCAAGGTTCTGTTCCTCTTCGGCGACCTCTCGATGGGTGCGATGTACGCGACTCGTCGGGGCGTCACCCTGAAGACCTCGACCGATCGGTATGCGGAACTCGATCAGACCCTCATGATCGCGACCACTCGCTTCGATTGCGTCACCCATGATTGCGGTGACAACACGAAGGCTGGCCCGATCGTGGCTCTCAAGACCGCTGCCTCCTGATAGTACGGACACTCACACCCCCTTGATTGGAGAAATCTGAAGATGGCTAATCATCTCGAAGGCACGAAGACCGTTGCGAAGGTGGCAAGTGTCACGACTGACGGCGGCTCGTTCACTCACGAGATCGACACCTACGGTGCCGATTACGTTTCGGTCGACGTTGTCTACTCGACCTTCACCGCGACCTCTGCCGCCTACGCCACCCTCAAGGTGCAGCACAGCGACACGAGCGGAAGCGGTCAGGTCGACGTGCTGACGACGACCGCAGCGGCTGGCGTCACGACCGGCAATCACGTTGCCCGGTTCAACGTCGATATGCGTGGCAAGAAGCGTTATCTGACGGTCGTTGGCTCACCGGCCAAGCCCGCCACGGTCTGCTCGGTCGCCCGTCTGTCGAAGATGGAAGACGAGCCGTACAACGCCACTACCGCTGGCGTCAGCAACTACGTTTCCGGCTGAGTCAAGGACGACTCGACTGGGCATGGACGCCCAAGCCATTTCACAACCGGAGGGCTTGGAGTCGATGAATGATAGTTCAGATCGGAAACGTCGTACATGACGTGAAAGTCGCGGCTGCGATGAGTATGCCGCGACTTGCTTTTACGGACAACTACTTCTGTTCGTTCGGCGCGTTCGCTCCGCATGGCATCCAGATCACGAAAGGCACCGGTGCTTTTTGGGATCAGACCATGTCAAGAATTTTGACTGAACTCTCCAGCGAAGAGTCCGGCAACCAGTTCATCTACACGATCGACTACGACAGCGTGTATGAGCCTGAGTGTGTCACTCGCCTGATGGCCGCGATGCTGATCAGCGGCTGCGATGCTCTCGCTCCTCTTCAGACGAAGAGGGACGACCAGCACCTGATGTTTACGCCGAAGGGGATGGCCGGCTGTGGCAAGCAGGAAGTCACGCTTCCGAACGAGTGGTGGGAGTCTCCCGCCCAGCCGGTCGACACGGCTCATTTCGGCCTGACGATCCTGCGGGCGTCGGCTCTGCGACGGATGCCGAAGCCGTGGTTTCTGGGAGTCCCGAACGACGAAGGAGACTGGGGCGAAAATCGAAAAGACCCTGACATCTTTTTCTGGGACAAGTGGCGAGAGTGCGGAAACTCTCTTTGCGTCTGCCCGCAAGTCGCGATCGGTCACGCCGAACTCGTGATCACGTGGCCGACCCAGAGACTCAACAGGGTTGTTCATCAATACCCGTCGCACTTCTGGAATTCGGGCGTAAAGCGACCGCCTGAGGCGTGGGGTTCTGAGGCTCATGCAGAAAGGTCTGCCAAATGATCAATGTTCGACTTCTGAAGGATTGGAACTGGAAGAAGAAGGGGGACGTCGTTTCGGTCTTCGAGCCCACGGGCGAGAACTGGATTCTCAACGGGATCGCCGAACGCGTGACGGAGTCAAGGAGCGTCGAGGTCGAGTCAGCGTCGGCGGAGCCACCGGAGGGCATCGAAAGGGCGACTGTCTCTGAGAAGCGAAGGATGGCGAAAAGGCCGTGACAAATTACTTCGAGATCACCAGTCGTCGCAATTTAAAGTATCGCTCGATTCGCAGAATCGTCGAGCCTCTCGTCGAGCCCGTGACGGTCTCTGAAGCGAAGGCCCATCTCCGCGTCGATGAAGAGTTCACCGACGATGACCTCTATATCCAGTCGCTGATCACGTCCGCACGGATTCACGTCGAGAACGTGAGCGACCGGACGCTGATCAGATCGAAGTGGCAGATCAAACTTGACTTGTTCCCTTCGTGGGACATTGAACTTCCTCGACCGCCCTTGATGGCCGACGCGGTTGAAGTCACGTACATCCCGTCGGGTTCCGTGTACTCGCCTGTCTCCTTCACGGACTTCCGGACAGACAGAGATTCGACGCCGGCCGTCATCCGTCCGCAGTGGAACGGGACATGGCCGTCCGCCAGAGGCGCCGAGAACGACGTCACGGTCTCGTACTGGGCAGGCTTCGGCGAGAGCGGCCAGTCGGTGCCGGCCCCTGCCCGTCACTGCATCCTTCTCATGGTCGGCCACTGGTATGCCACCCGCGAGTCGGTGATTCAGGGCGGGATGAATCCCGTCCCGATGGCGGTCGAGGTTCTTCTGGGCGCCATTAACTGGGGTCAGTACCGATGAACCAGTTCCGGGCCGGCGAACTTCGCGAGTCTGTAACCATCGAGGCTCCGGCTGAGACATCCAACGACTTCGGCGAGGTCACGTCGACGTGGGCCGCGATCGGAAAGCGACGGGCGTCAATTCGCGGGATGCGGACAGACGAGGTCATGCGGGCTCAGGGCCAGTACACGGTCGCTACTCACGAGGTTGTGATCCGGTATATGCCGGGACTGACGACCGCCATGCGTCTCGTCTGGGACAGCCGGACTCCGTCACGCGTCTTGGACATCATCTCCGTGTCTGAGGAAAACAACCGCGAGTCGATGAGACTTGTCTGCAAGGAGCAAGTCACGTGAAGGTTGAGATCAAGGGTCTCGAAGAGGTGCTGGATTCGATCCGTCGAATTCCGACGTCGTTCGACGCGAAGCCTGTCTTTGAAGAGGTATCTCAGACATTCGCCGACCGGCTCCGGGCCGCCACGCCGCCCGGATACAGCGGCAGACTGGGGCAGTCGGTTTTGTGGGAGGCGACTGAAGAGGAAGGCCTCGTCGGCTACGAAGAAGGCGTCGAGACGGCCGGAAATCCGTCCCTCGACAGCGTGACGAGAGCAAACACAAGGGGTCGCAGCGTCCTGAGGTGGGTTCCGGAAGAAGAGTTGGAGTCGATCCTTGAGGAGACGTTCTCCGCGTATGCGCCGGAGGCCGTGACCCACATGGAGTCGTCGTTTGCGAGGCAGTTAGATGGCGTTTCCTGAAAAGTGGCTCCGGTCGCAACTGGACTCAGCCACGACGGCCGGAATCTACCCTGTGTTGGCGTCTCAGAACGCACCCTACCCACTCGTCGTCTACAGGAGGACGGGGACACGGCGAGACCGTGGTCTGAATGGGAACTTTGGGGTTCCCGTCGCCACGTTTTCGGTGTCCATCGTGGCGGAGACTTACACGCAAGTGAAGGAGATCGCCGACTCGATTCGACTGTCCTGCGACAACTTTACGGGCGATTCCCATGGCGTGAAAATCATACAGACGGTTCTTGCCTCCGAGTCGGACAACATGGAGCGACCGCTGGAAGGCCAAGCAAAACCGCTGTACAGGGTTGATCAGGTTTACGAGGTTCGGTTCCAAGAAACTGTCTAGCAGCGTCCAAGGAGGGACGAAAACATGGCTTACGAGTCCTCACAGGGTATTGGTTTCAAGTTCGCTGGCGTTGCTTACACTGCCACGTCGATTTCGCTCTCGAAGAGCGTTTCCGAAATCGACGTGACGAGCCTCGACAGCCCGCACGGCTCGTATCGTGCGTATCGTGCTGCTCCGATCCGCGAAGGCGACGAACTCTCGCTGGAGTTCGTGGGCCTCACGATCCCGCAGCAAACTGCGACCGCTCAGATCACGTGGACGATCGACGGATCGGGCTCGAATGCCTCGTTCACGACCGGCATCCCGACCGCCGCTCTCTGCACGAGCGCCAGCGTGACGGCTCAGGTCGGCGAACTCATCCGAGGCAATGCGACGTTCCGACTGTCTAACACCTAATGTTCACTCCGCACGGGGCTGTATGCACTTGGGGAACGACGAGACTGGCAGTCCAGTCTCTTCGTTTCTCCTGTGCGGCCCCTGCGGAGATCGACATTACTGGGATGCAGGCGATCGTCGACACCGACCCGAACATGACAGATCGAAAGATCGTCCGCAGGCAAGTCGACTACGGCGTCAGAGACTTGGGAGAGGTTTCTGTCGACTTCGTGGCTGGGACGGCCGTCAGCAACTTCAATCGCCTGATCGGCACGAGGCGGTCGCTGAACTTCGCGACAAGCGGAGGGTCGTCTGGAGTGCAGGGCTACAACATAACTTCTCCCTACGCGTTTTTGACGTCGTTCTCGATACAGGCTCAGGTCGGTGATTTCATTCGAGGGAGTTTGACTCTCAAACTTTCGGATCAGGGTTAGTTTTTCCTAGTTAACCAAGGTAGGTAGGCAAATGGCGATGCTTTCTAAGTCCGCGATTCTCGCGGCTGACGACAAGAAGATCATCACGGTGGACGTGCCTGAGTGGGGCGGCAGCGTGGGGATTCGTGTCATGAGTGGAACGGAGCGGGATCGCTTCGAGTCGGAGTTCGTCGGCGGCAACAAGTCCGTCGACATGGTGCGGGCGAAACTGGTCGCCAAGTGCCTCTGCGACGACGACGGCGAGCGACTGTTCACGGAGCAGGAAATCCCGTCTCTGGGCGAGAAGTCCGCTGCCGTCCTCGACAAACTGTTCACGGCCTGCATGAAGCACAACCGCTTCACGAAGGACGACGTCGAGGAACTGGCGGGAAACTCCTAAACCGCCCTCGCCGGCTCTTCGAGTATCGTTTGGCCCTCCGGCTTGGGCGGTCTCACAGGGAACTTCTGGAGACTGTCGACGCTGCCGAACTCGCAGAGTGGGAGGCATTTTGGAAAATAGAACCATGGGGAGACGAGTGGCGTCAGACCGCCCGTCTCGCCACGGCTCTATGCACGGCATGGGGCGCGAAGCGGCTCGAAGAAGAGATGCTCATGCCCAGCCATCGCAAGCCGGCTCAGACCCCAGATCAGATGCTGGGTGAACTGATGAAGATGGCCCGCCACGTCGAGGGAGGGTGACGGATGGCGACTATCGGGCGGATTACGGTTGCGTTCGACTCAGACACTTCTGGCCTGTTTTCTGGCATAGAGC